GCTAATGACCAGATTCAAGACCCCTACACCACGCCTGTAGCTTTCTATGCGGCTTACAAAGCCAAGTACAAAGAACAGAGTTATGGAGAAGCTGAGATATACAAGCAAGAGTATGCCAAGCAAATCCAAGCGGTGTTGAACTCTGTGTACACACGCAGAATCCCTGACCCCTACTCTACCTTCTAATCATGGCAGCAGCAGAGCAAAAGAAATCTTATGCTGTCTATAAGAACTTCAAGGGCTTAAATACCAAGTCCAACAGGACAGCTATTGATGACGAGGAGTTCTCATGGATTGAGAATGCCATGCCTATCGGGTTTGGCAATATTAAGATTGTCCCTGCTCAAGTCACATTCAAAGATGGTGGCAATAACGCTATCTCGTTTGGCAACACTGTAACTACCCTATCCAACACCAATCTTGGCTTATCTGACTATTTGTTGGCTTTCCAAGAAGATGGTAGAGCGCAATACGTAATCATAGATACAGGCACTGTTGGCAATGTTGGTGTGACAGGCACGTTCTCGTCTGCCAACGTGTCTATCGCCCAGTGGAAGAATGAAGAAGTATTTATAGGTGACCCTAATAAAGGACTCTTTACTTGGGATGGCACTGACTTGCTCAACGTTGGTGGTGTCGGCAGGATAGGTTTGACTGCTAGGGGTTCAGGCTATACCTCTGCGCCAGCAGTAACCATCTCTGCTCCCAACCAGACAAATGGCACACAAGCTACGGCAGAAGCTTCTATTACAGCAAATGCGGTATCTGCTATCTCTGTTACCAACGGTGGTAGTGGATATACAGCCGCACCTACAGTAACCATCACAGGCGGGGGTGGTAGTGGTGCTAACGCTATTGCCCAACTGCTGACTTTCACTAAAGGTGCACTCTTCATACAGGTAACCAATAGTGGTTCTGGCTATGACCCTGCTTCTCCTCCCGCTGTGACTATCACGGGTGGAGGCGGTGCTAATGCCGCTGCAACAGCTATTGTGTTTGGTAACGCTGTTACAGAAGTCATCATGACAAATGTGGGGAATAACTTCACAAGTGTCCCAACTGTCACGATAGCTGCACCACCTACACTTTCAGGAAACGCAAATGCCACTGTGATAGGTGTGCCTAACCTAGAAGAAATATCCAGTGTTGCTACCTTCTCTGGTCGTGTCTGGATTTCTACAGGGCGTACAGTTACCTATTCTTCTGCTACCAGCCCTACCGACTTCACTTCTGTTTCTGCTGGTGCTGAGACTATTTCTGATTCCACCTTGCGTGGCAATATCCAGCACATGGTGTCTGCCAACAACTTCCTGTACATCTACGGTGAAGACAGTATTAACGTCTTCTCAGATGTGAGGATTACAAATACAGGGGATACCCTGTTTACCAACACAAACGTGTCTGCGTCTGTTGGTAGCAAGCTGAAATACGCTGTTTTCCCTTATTTCCGCTCTGTTTTGTTCATGAATAACTACGGGGTGTATGCCCTTGTAGGCTCAACAACCAGCAAGATTTCTGACCAACTTGATGGTATTTTCCCCTACATTGACTTCACTAAGCCTGTAACTGCTGGTCAAGTCTTGCTCAACAACATCCTGTGTGCGGCTTTCAACTTCTACCTGCTGCCTACTTTTCCCACAACTACGGGAGACAGGTTTGTACAGTGCGTGTTTTTTGAGAAGAAGTGGTTTATCACCAGCCAGGGTGCGTTACGGTATGTGTCTTCTGCCCCTGTTGGTGGCTTAATTAACCTGTACGGTGTGACAGACACAGCACTTTTCCGTTTGTATGGAGATGCAACTGCAAATGTGGCTTCTGAAATACAGACTTCTCTGTCCCCTATGCGTGACCCTATCCGTACCAAACAGGCTCTGAAGTTTGGTATTGAGGCTACTCTTACTACAGGCGGTACGTTCAATGTAACCGTGGATAGTGAGAGTGGTTCTAGCCCTGTGTACACCCTTAACAACAGTGTGACTTGGTTTAACAATCAGAATGTTACGCTTACGTGGGTGAACAATTCTTCTACGACAATAGGCTGGTTGACGAGTGCGGGGTACGCCTTGTATAAGTCAGATGCACAACAGTATGGTAAGTATTTGGGGTTGACAATGACTAGCACAGACCCTGCGCTAACTGTCAACACGATTGAGTTTGAACATGAATTAAGAGTGAGGTTCTAAAATGCCAGTTCCTAATATTTTCGGTACTGCGACTTCGGCAATCCCGTTATCGCAACTAGACACCAACTTTGCTACCCCTGTTACTATCGGTAATACCGCTGTACAGCTAGGTAACACAGTAACTTCTTTTGGTAATGTGACGCTGACCAACGTCACTATCAGCAGTGGTAATGTAACTGTTACTGGTGCTAATGTCAGTGGCACTGCAAATGTATCTACGCTTGTTGTTACAGGTAATGCAACTATAGCTGGTACGGCAACAACGATACAAGGCCTCACCGTAGGCCGTGGCGCAGGTGCTGTGTCTACCAACACTGCGGTGGGTGCTAGTGCTATTGCCGCAACTGCTACAGGCACACGAAACACTGGTGTTGGTTATTTTGCATTGACTGCCATTACTAGCGGTGGACTCAACACCGCTTTTGGGTATAACACTCTTAAAGCAGTCACAACTGCTTCGGGTAACACGGCAATTGGTGAAAGTGCACTTGAGGCCAACACGGGCGCATCAAACAGCGCACTTGGCAAAGACGCACTTGCATCTAATACCACAGGAACCTTTAACACAGCACTTGGTAATTCTTCACTGCTTTCCAACACCACAGCCTCCAACAATACTGCTGTGGGTTATCAGGCGTTGTATAGTGGCACAACTGGCGGCGCACAAGGTGTTGCAGTTGGATTCCAAGCTGGATATACAAACAATGCCTTGTATTTCACAGGCATAGGATACCAAGCGGGTTACTCAAACACATCTGGCGCAACTGTGGTTGCAGTCGGTTATCAAGCTTTGTACTCAAATACAACTGGGACAGACAACCTTGCTATTGGAGGCTATCAAACCTTATACGCAAACACAACTGGGGCAAACAACGTAGCGGTTGGTCGTCAAGCCCTACAAGCAAACACCACAGGCTCTAACAATACGGCTATAGGCTTAACTGCCCTCTACTCCAACACCACCGCCTCTAACAACACTGCTGTAGGTTATCAGGCGGGGTTTTTAAATACGACTGGTGTCCAAAACGTGGCGTTTGGCAGTCAGGCGCTTTATTCTGTCACCACTGGCAACAACAACACCGCAGTTGGCACAAATGCAGGCTTTACCACCACAGGTGGGGCAAACGTGTTTATGGGTATCAATTCTGGCTACAGCCTAACAACTGGGTCTGGAAACACATTCGTTGGCTCGAATTCCGCAAGTGGGGTTGGTTATTTCATGACCACAGGCTCTAAAAATACTATCCTTGGCGGCTACAACGGCAACCAAGGCGGCTTAGACATTCGCACAGCAAGCAACTACATCGTGCTGTCTGATGGTGATGGGAATCCAAGGGGTGTGTTTGATGGCTCGGGCAACTTGCTGGTGGGGGCTACGACAGCGTTAGGTAGTGAGCGTTTAAGTGTTTTGAGAACTGTTGATAGTGGAGATTATGTTGCTGTGTTTAAAACAACAACTGCAACTGCAATAAATAATTATGGAGTCCAAGTTGTTTTAAATGGTGACCCAAACGATGCAACGAGAACATCTTTAAATTGTAAGGGTGCGGCAACCACTAGGGCAGAAATTCGCTCAAATGGTGGCATCGCAAATTACAGCGCAAACAATGTCAACTTGTCAGACCGCAGAGAAAAGACAAACTTTGCACCAGCTACTTCTTACCTTGACAAAATATGCGCTATTCCAGTTCAAACATTTAACTACATTGACCAGAACCTTGAGGAAGATGCGGGACTGACATTGGGTGTTGTTGCTCAAGATGTTCAAGCTGTCGCCCCTGAATTGGTGATGGAAAGCAATTGGGCAGGTAAAGATGAAGAACCAAAGATGCGCCTGTCTATTTACCAGACCGACTTGCAATATGCTTTGATGAAGTCTATCCAAGAACTCAAGGCCATCGTTGACGCACAAGCAGTAGAAATCGCCGCATTGAAAGGTACAGCATGAACGACATCACCGCAGAACAAATCGCACAGCACTACTCTGCCGCAATGGATTCGGTCAACCTGATTAACGCAGGGCAACCAGAAGGCATGGACGATGCTGAATGGGCTGACTGCTTGGCTCGTAACAAAGAGCATCTGCGTATCATGATTGCCAAGGATTTCTGGACAACAGAAGACCTTAAACCTCTACAAGATGCGAGTAAATAATGGGAATTCAAGCATTTACAAGGACAGGTAACACTGTCACATTCCTAGCGGCTACAACAGCACCTACTGCTGTACAAGCCGTATCTACCACGCTTGGTGGTAATCAGTACCGCATCATCAATGCTGGTTCTGTTACTGTCTTTCTAGGTTATGGCTCAGATGGTGCTAGTGCAAACAGTAATGCCGCAGTCATTACTACCACAGGCACATCTATTCCACTGTTGCCAGGTACAGATGAGATTCTCTCTTTCGTGCCTAACGCTTACTTCACAGGCATTACCGCTAGTAGCAACGCTACTATCTACGTGACACCTGGCGATGGTTCATGAGGTAAACCATGTTAAAAACAGTCAGTTCCTCCCTCAATGTTGTAGGCGCACTTAACTACAAAGGTACGTGGGATGCCGCTACCAACGACCCTACCCTTACCTCTAGCGTAGGTACGAAAGGGGACTACTATGTTGTGTCTGTTTCTGGCTCTACCAACCTTAACGGCATCACAGACTGGGTAGTAAGTGACTGGTGTGTATTTAACGGCTCTGTGTGGCAAAAGGTAGATAACTCTGAGGTTATCTATGTCAGCAACGTAGCTACAGGTACAGGGCTTACAGGTGGCCCTATAACCTCTACAGG